TGGCTGCACCAAGGAGATCATGATCACCAACCGGGCGCCATCCGGCGAGTGCATGATCGAGGCTGTGCCGATCGCCACGAAGGACTATTTCGCCATTGCCAACAACGACACCACCGGCGTGCTGACGCTGCTACATGGCACAACCGCTGGCAATCGGGTCTCGTTGGTGGCGCCCAAGGTGGACATCAGCAACCCGACCTATGCTGATCAGGACGGCGTGCAAATGCTGAACCTGCCCTACGTGGCAATCCCGACCGGCGCCGGCAACGATGAAGTTGTCCTTACATTCTCCTGATCCTGCATGGCATTTGTCCTGAAAAAATCGGCCACCTATGAGTGGCCGGTGGTGCTGCGCCTGCCGATTGATGGCGGACGCTACGAGAAGCAGACCTTTGATGCGCGGTTCAACCGACTGGCGCAGACGCGGATCAATGAGATCCAGGACCTGTTCAGGGCAAAGCAGCGCGGCGATGACGAAATCGACCTGACCGATCAATCAGTAGCTGATGAGGTGCTGGCCGGCTGGATCAATGTGCAGGATGAAGACGGCGAGGATGTGCCATTTACTGCCGCCAGCAAGGCCGAGCTGTTGAACATCCCGGCAGTCGCCAGCGCCATTGTGGTGGCGTACTTCGAGAGCGTCACCGGCAACAAAGCAAAAAACTGAAGGACGCCGCCCATCATTGGGTCAAGGGCGGCGTGATCGACAAAACTGCAGACGATGCCGCAGTGCTTGGCGTGGTCGGTTTTGAACCCGGCCAACCTGAGCACTTCGAGGTTGAGCCTGATGCGTGGCCTGCGCTGATGATGTTTCTTGACTGTCAGACGCAATGGCGCACCGGCCCTGGCGGCCTGATCGGACTGGACTATGGCGCAGTGGCGTGGCTGTTTAGACTGCGGTCAGTGGCGGATGAATCTGCGATGTTGAGCGATCTGCAGATCATCGAGGCTGAAGTCCTGCGACTGGCTAGCCGTGAAGCTTGACGCGATCCTTAAGGTCAAGGCATTCGTTCAAGGCCAGGGCGAGATTGATGGCCTCAGCCGCAGCCTTGGCAACCTGAACAAGCAAGCCGGAGCAGTCGGCGGCGGCCTCGGCCGCATGGGGCAGGCTGCCAAAGGCGTCGGCGGATTGATGGGTGCGCTGCTGCCAGTTGGGGCGATCGCAGGGCTTGCCATGCTCGGATCCAAATCCATTAACGCCGCGGATAATCTTTATGACCTGAGTTTGCAGACTGGCGTTTCCGTTGAAGCTTTGAGCAAATTTAGTGGCGCAGCAGAAGACAGCGGCACCAGCGTAGACGCAGTAGCTAAGGGGTTAGGCAGATTAAACCGAGGACTGGCGGCCGCTGGCACTGAATCCAAATCCTACGCAAATGCAGTCAAGGATTCGTCTAGATCTGCAGAGGAAGCGGTTAAGCGCAGCGAACAACGTCAACTTGAAGCGGTCCGCGAAACCGCAAGGCGCAAGATGGATTTGCTGCAAGATGAAACAGACGATAGGTTGCGCGAATTGAACCGCCGCTATAGAGACGAGCAAACATTGCTTGATGATCGCTACGACGATCAGGCAGATAGAGAACAAGAGGCCGCCGATAATGAACTTAGGCAACTGGAGCGCAACACACAGTCGCGCGCTGATCAGATTCGTAAATCAATTCAGAACGACAAGTCATTATCAGATAGCGCACGCGACCAACGATTGGCGGCACTCAGCATTGAAGAAGAAGATGCACTGCGTAATCTGCGCGATGGGTTTGAAGACCGACAGAAGTTGCGTGATCGGCAGTTGCGTGATGCCAGGAGGATCGAAGAGGATGCGCTAAATGAGCGCAAGCGAGTCGAGGAAGAAGGGATCAGGGCAGTATTTGAAACACAGAAACGAGAAACTGAGAAAGGCCTTGAATCGCAGGTACGTATCGTTGAGCAGTCCGCACGTGAACAGATCGCTGCGTTGGATGTCAGCACAAAAGGCGTGGCCGCAGCCTTGGCTGAGATGGGTATTTCCACTGTGGACGCAGCGGGCAAGACCAAGCCGGCTAAGGTCATCTTCGATCAAATTGCCGATAGCTTTGCTGCTATGGAAGATCCGGCGAGAAAGGCGGCGCTGGCACAGTCGCTATTCGGAAAGGGTGGCCAAGATCTCATCCCCATGCTTGAGATGGGCAGCAAAGCAATCAACGCATACGAGGCGACCGTCAGCACGGATATGGCAAAGGCCGCAGACAAATTCAACGAGTCACTTTCCGCCATTAGCCGCAGCTTGGGCGGACCATTCAACGAAGCAGTCACGGCACTGCTGCCTGCAATTACAAGCATCGCGCAGGGGATCGTTGGCATCATCAAAGCGTTCACGGCACTGCCTCGGCCGGTGCAGGCCACGCTGCTGGTGATCGGCGGATTACTCACAGCGCTGGTTGCATTGGCGCCTGCAATCTCGGCCATCATCTCAATCGGCGGCGCGATTGCTGGCCTGTTCGCGGCAGGCGGCGCATTAGCCAGTGCAGGCAGCATCATTGCTGGCATTGCCACGGCGTTTATCGTTCTGATCACTGGCCCGGTTGGCATCGTCGCGCTGCTGGTTGCAGCTGGCGTTGCGATCTACGCATTCCGCGATCAGATTGGCGCAGCCTTTAAGGCGGTAGTAGATTTTATTGGCGGAGCCTTTAACAAGATTGGTGAGCTGTTAAGAGCTGGCGCTAGGGCATACATGGACTATTACGTCAAGCCCATCCTTGGATTCTTCAAGAGGCTCTACGATGGCGCAGTGGCTATCTTCGGCAAGATCGGCAGCGCGATCGGTAAAGCATTTGAAGCAGTAGTCGGCACGATCAAGAATGTCTTTCGTAGCGTGCTGCAGTATTTGGCGGACCGCGTGAACTTTGCGGCAGGATTGATCAATGTGCTGATCAAAGCGTTCAACAAGCTGCCGGCGCCCGATATCCCGTTGATTCCGCAACTCACAGTGCCAGCCTTTGCGCAAGGCGGCGTGGTGAACCGACCAACACTGGCGATGGTAGGCGAAGGCGGCGAGCGCGAGTACGTGGTGCCTGAGTCCAAGATGGCCGCGGCCAGTAGCAACTACCTGGCAGGTGCTCGCGGCGGCGCAGTGCTGGCAGGTGCAGCATCAGGCGGCGGCACACCCACGATCAATATCACCACCGGCCCGGTGATGGAGTTCGATGGCCAGCGCTACGTCACCGTGACCGACATGGAACGTGCCATGCGAGCGACCGCCGAGGGTGTGCTGGGCCGCATCCGCACGCCAGCAGCACGCACTGCGCTGGGGATCCGCTAACCAATGGCACGCGCTCAATCCCAGTACCTCAGGATCTATGACAGCGCCGGTGTCTCCTACACCCGCTGGCAGTCCTACTACGCGCACGCCACCGTCACATGGAACAGCGCACAGTGGAACTACCAGCCGTTTGAGGCTGATGGCATTACGGCAGGACAAACCGGCGATGAGAGTGGCATCAGCATCACGCTGCCGGCCACCAGCCTGGTAATGACTGCGGTCACCACCGCGCTGCGTGATGCCCGTCTGGTGGAGCTGCTCATCTACCAGTTCGATCCCGTGCTGGGCAATGTCACGCCACAGACCGGCCAGGAGCTGGTCACGCAGTACAACGGCGAGCTGGTGAGCGCCAACGGCAGCTTCACTTCAATCACGATGCAGCTGGGCACCAGCTTGGCGCCGGTTGGAGCGCAGATCCCACCGCGCACATTCACCACGGCATTGATCGGCAAGGGGTGCAGGCTGTGAACATCATCACCACCGCTGACCCGCTGGCGCTATTGGCTATCGAGGCAGGACAGGTTCAGCCGCCACTGAGTGAAGGCGCTGCTGAAGGCTCCAGTCAGCTGGACACGCAACAGCGCTCGATCGTGATTGGTGAGCCGGTGCCGATTGTCTTCTGCCGCCGCGATGAAACCAACGGCACTGGCGGTGTTCTGATCAGCCCTGGTGCATCTGAATGCCGGTTTGAAAATGACGCCACCAACAACGTCACGGCCTATTACCACCTCGTCTTGAGCGAAGGGCAGATCGGCAGCATCCAGGTGCGCGATATGTTCCAGCGCAGTTGCAGGGTTGGCAGCTTCAGCCAGACCTACAACCGCCGCGCTGGCACCTGGACACCAGGCAATGTGATCGTGGCCCGCGCAGGCTACACAATGCCTGAAGCCAGCTACTACTGCGGCACGGTAGGCGTCTATTCCGGCATGAGCACGCTGAGCTTCAGCGTGACCATCCCGAACGGCTTCGACCAATGGAACCGTCAGGTTCATTGCTTCATCCGCAATGGAATGATTGTTACCCGACTGGTGGATAACGTCACCGGTTCCAGCAACAACTATGCCGACCTTGTGCACTGGTGCCTGATCAATAGCAGCAAGATCCCGAGCACGCTGGTCGATACAACGGCACTGACGCGAGCGGCTAATTTCTTGAACACCAATCGCTTCAACTGTGATGTCAACCTGAAAGAGAGCACAAACCTACCAGACCTTCTGGCAAGGTTCTCGCCATACCTCTTGGTGACTGAAACCAGAAACCTAGGCAAACGTGGCTTGCGACCACTGCTGCCAATCAATAATGATTACACAATCAATACAGGCTCTATCAACTGGGAATTTACGTTTACAGAGGAGCACGTACTGCCCGGCAGCTTTGAGATTACTTACACCCCATTGGCAGATCGCAAGCCGTTCTGCGCTCAGATGCTTTGGCGTCAGCAGCTGACTGATGACTTCGGCATCATCCGCACCGCTGAAGTGCGCTATGGCCAGACGGCATTAAATGGTCCGTTTGAGCAGCACGACATGAGCGCGTTCTGCACAGTCGAGAATCATGCCGTGAAAGCTGGCGCCTACATCTTGGCCAGGCGCAAGTACATCACCCATACCCTGCGCTTCTCCTGTCGCCCTGGTGTCTTCAACACCCTGCTGGAGCCTGGCGACATTGTGCGGGTGACGTTGACCCGTGCTGCCAGCGGAACGGCAAGCGTCGATCATGACTTCCTGTATGAGCTGAACCGCGTAACCAAGACACTGCGCGGCGATCTGACACTGGAGCTGACGCACTTCCCGGTTGACAGCCAAGGCCGCAGCTTGGTGGCTGTTGATGTGGCAGCAGCCGTTGGGTCAGGCGTGGTGCTAACCAGCAACAAGAGCGGCGTCGGCTGCGACATCAACAGCAGCACAGATACCAGCGTGCCAGCTGAGACGTTCACGAATGGCACACCACTCGACTTCGGGTCAAGCCTGACCGGCGGCATTGAAGCGCCTCCTGGTGCTGCAGAGACAAATCCACCGGATCCGTATGAGCCGCAGCCGTTCCTGTCGTACAACGGCACCAGCAGCACCGGCACCGACCCGATCGGCCAAGGCACGCTGATCAGGCCCAATGCTCCCTGCCCTGGTGGTGGCGTTGCCGTTTCGTCCTGGTATGTCAATGGCGTTCTGGTATCGCAGATTGACGTGGCAAACAGCACGGTGCTTTACATCGACGAAGCCCGGCTCAACCAGCCTGGAACACCACAGCTGCAGCTGAGTGGCGCCGGCGGTGACCCCGGCAGCTTTGTGGCATTCGGCAGCAACGGCGATGAGTATGTCAATGTGATCGAATGCGTAGATGGCAGCAAGAGCAGCAGCAGCGCAACAATGGGATCAGGAACTGTTGGCACTACTGGTGTATTGACGTTTGAAACGTGCTTCAGCGTCAGTTGTTTCTATCCACTTGGATCAGCAGGTGGTGAGCAATGCTTTACAAGCTATGGAGAGCCGATGTGGATCGGTGAATATGATGCTGTATCACAGACGCGGCCAATGTACATCCGCAATAGTTCTAACGCTGTCACCACTGCCTACACCCTTCAGCCGCCGCTCGGTCCGCCACCTAGCTACACAATGCCGAACTATTGCACATTCAACGGTGGAACTGGTGGCACACCCAACGAGCCATGGACTGTCACTCCAATCGTTACGCTGAAGAATGCCAAGCGAAACGGTACGGTCGTGATTGACTACACAACAGTCTGATGGAAAGCCGTCTCGCTATCTGCAAATCCTGTGAGCAGCTGCTACTGCCGCAGTGGCAGTGCAAGATCTGCGGCTGCCTGATGCAGCTCAAGGCACGCATCCCGATGGCTTCCTGTCCTTTGGGTAAGTGGTGACATGGCAACCTTCCCTGCTCTAGCACCCAGCAGCCGCACCTTCACGCCAGGTGATTACCCACACTCAGCGTTTACAGGGCTTGGCGGCCAGCAGGCCAGGGTGCGGAACAGCACCGTCATGCTGTCCAGCCAGCTGAGAGTGAGCTTCATCGCTATCACCGAAGCTCAGATGCTGTCAATCCTGAGTCACTACAACGGCCAACAGGGCAACTACCTGTCGTTCGACATTCCATCCACGCTGCTGTCAGGCGTCACAGCCGCTGACTACACACTGTCCGGCTACGCCTGGCGTTACATCGAACCGCCACAAGTCGAGGACTTTTGCGGCCCACTGCACAATGTCACGCTGACACTGGAATCTGTGCCAGGCGAAGGCGCCACGGTAGGCGGCTTGGAGCTCCAGCTCACATGCACGCTCGCAGCGGGCGCAGCCTTTGGTCAGCCAAACAGTCCGGTTGCCGCTGGGTTCACGCTGCAGGTCGTGGCCATCTTTGACGGCGGCGCGTTTACCAATGGCACGGACGTGCAAACCAGCCGCCGGGATTGGACGATCCTTGCGACCTTCACGCCAGGTGCAGCTGATGGCAACCTAACCAGCGGCGGTGCGCCGTATTGGCTGGACTGGGAATGGCAAGCTAACGACATTCTGCCCTTCTAGGCTTTCTATACTGAAAGCAGGTAAGGCGTTGCCATGGCTGCACCAAACATCAAAAGCGGCAGCTCCGTCACAACCGTCACCGGCAAGACGGTTGGCTATGCCGTCACCACCTCGATGGCTGCAGCGCTGAGCAACGCTGGCAGCAGCGGCAAGGTGCTGAAAATCAATTCGGTGTACTGCGCCAACGTGGACGGCACCAACGCAGCGGACATCAGCCTGGAGCACTACAACGGCACCACTGGGTTTTCCATCGGCAAGACGATCACGGTGCCACCTGATGCCACGCAGGTGCTGG